GGAAGCTGCGAGTAAGTTTGCGGAACATAATGGATGGAAGTTTCAGGTTTGGACAGAAGAAACTTTAAAGAATCTCGGCATCAAAGTAATCACCTAATCATATAAATAAAGTATATGGCATCACTATTTGATACACTACAAGCTGGAGCACAACGTGCTGGAATAAAATCTAGAACTAAACAATCTAGAGAATGGTTCCAGGATCAGATTAAGACTCTCAGTGTACCAGGAAGAGGAACACTACTCAAAGATCCTGCTTTAAAAAGAACAAATAGGGAATTAGTTGGGAATATGTACATGTATGTTTACGATCCCAAAATGAAAAAAGAATTGCCATATTACGATAGATTTCCACTCTCAATAATGGTGGAACCTGCTAAGGGTGGATTCTACGGATTAAATTTACATTATTTAAATTATAATGTTAGAGCTAGATTTTTAGACGAACTTATGTCTTTAGAATCAGGAAAGGCAACACAAACATCTCGAATTAAAAGATTGAGATACCAACTATTAGCAGGTACTAGAAAATATAAAGAATTTAAACCATGTTTCAAACATTACTTAACATCACATATCAAATCTCCATTGTCTCGGGTGCCAATGACAGATTGGGAGATAGCTATATTCTTACCAGTAGAACAATTTGTTAAGAAAGGTAAAACATCGATATGGAACGAAAGTCTTAAGATTGCAAGGAAATAACAATGAGTAGTATAGACAATTTAAAATCTACAATTAAAAAGAAAGGTGGTATAGCTCCATCTAATAGGTTTAATGTTATATTTACTCCTCCTGATCTTTCTTTAATTAATTTAGATGTACAATCAATAGTAGGATCTTTACTATCAGGTGGATTTAGTGCATCAAATTTAATAAACGATCCAAGAGATATATCCATTTTATGTCAAGAAGTAAATATTCCAGGAAGAAATATTTCTACATTTGATCACATGGATTTCCAACAATCAAACAAATTTCCTAACACTGTGATAGATTCGGAAGTCACAATGAGTTTTCTATTAACAAATGATTATCACATGAGAAAAATGATGGACAATTGGATGTCCGGAATATATAATGTGAATACTCATAGAATAGGATTAAAGGAAAATTATGCTGTAGACGTTGTAATACAACATTTAAATCAGCAAAATATTCCGATATATGGAGTGAAGCTTCTAAAGGCTTTTCCAATATCTGTTAATGCAATTACTTTAAACCAGGATGCACAATCAGATGCTGTGAAAATGGAAGTAACATGGGCTTATGATAAATTTAAACCAGAAGGTGCAGTAGAATCAGCACTATCTGGTGTATCTGCAGCCCTAGATATATTTGGTTAATTAATATAGGAGAAAAATATGGCATTGCCAATAGTGAATGCCCCAAGATACAGTACTACACTGCCATCTACGGGTAAAGAAATACATTATAGACCTTACAATGTTAAGGAAGAAAAGATTCTAATGATTGCAATGGAATCGAAAGATCAAAAGCAAATCATTGGAGCTATGAAAGATGTTATTTTAGGATGTGTTACAAATGTAGACATAAACAAGATAACAACATTTGATATAGAATGGCTTTTTTTAAAGCTTAGATCTAAATCAGTTGGTGAAAAAATTGACCTTAAGGTCACATGTACAGATGATGAGTGTGGTGGTAAAACTGATATAGTAGTAGACTTAGATCTAATAGAGGTAAAGGGAGAGAATAAAGATAATACTATTCAAATAACAGAAGAAATTGGTGTTACTTTAAGATATCCTGATTTACCAACCCTTGAAAAATATGATGGGGATAAACTAAACACTGTTGATGGGGCTTTTAATTTAATTATAGACTGTATTGAATCAATATATGATGAAGATAATGTTTATGATTGTAAGAATGAAACCCCTGAAGATGTAAAAGAATTTATTGATAGTTTGAGCTCGGAACAATTCCAAAAGATTGCGGCATTTTTCCAAGAAGTTCCTCAGGTTAAGCATGATGTAGAATGGAAATGCTCATCATGTGGTAGAGATAATAAATTAGAGTTGAAGGGTATCGAAAGTTTTTTTACATAGGCCTCTCACACGAATCCCTTATAAACCATTATAGGGTGAATTTCGCGATGATGCAGCATCATGGGTATAGCTTGACAGAATTAGATAATATGATGCCGTGGGAGAGGGAGATATATGTATCCTTACTTCAGGATCATATACAAAAAGAAAATGAAAGAATGAAAGAATTTAATAGGAGAAAATAATGGCAGAAGGACAAGACAGTAGCCGTAACGAAGTCGAAATCGATTTAGATAAGTACATGGCTCTTATCGATAAGCTCGATAAAGCTGAAGATACAATTGTTGAAATGCAGGAAGAGGCAAGAAAGGTTAAATCCCAATTGGCTCCACCAAAAAGAAAATTTATGGATTTATTCTTAGATGATAATGATATAAATGAGAAATCTATAATAGGATTTATTTCTTTTGGTCTTATGACTGTATTTGGTATATGCGATTTAGTTACAGCATTTATGGGTCAAGACTTACTTATTTCTGATACAATTTATACATCATTTGTAGTGGTTACATTAGGTGCATTTGGTATATCAGAAGCTGGTAAAGCTTTTGGAAAATAATTAGGAGATATAGGTGTCAGAGCAAAAAGACAAAGCAGGTAAACAATTAGATCAAATGAAGTCTACCTTTAAAGGTGGACTCGATGGAATAATTGAAAGTGTTAAAACATCAAATAAAAATAATGAAAGTTTTAAAAACTCTTTAGCTGCACAGTCTAAATCCATATCTGACAGCTTAGAACGAGCCTCCCAAGTAGAAGGAGTTAATCAATCCTCTCTAAACAACCTCCAAAAGGCAACTGATCAAATACTAAAACAATTTGAAAAAGGATCATCAGACCAAAAGGAACAAGCTGCAGCCTTAAACGAAATAAAATCTATTAGCAAAATGGCTTTGGATTTTGAAAAGAATCCTAAAGCTGTTATCACGGGTCAAGAAATAATAGCATCTAAATTGGATAAAGTTGTACAAGGAAATGAAAGAGCAACAGAATTCTTAGAAGCAGATGTGAGATCAAGTAAAATATCTGATTCTATAAAAGAATTAGAAAAGGTTTCTTTGTTTGGTAATAAAGAAAACACAGAATCAATAAAAAGATCCTACGAAATTGCTCAAGAGAAAATACTGGCAGCTCAGGCTTCTGGTAATCAAAAGCTATTAGCTGCAGCAAAAAAAGAATTAGATTTGGTTGAAAAAGGTGTTCAATCAGAAGAAAAAAGAAGAGAAGCTGCTGCAGCACAGGAAGAACAAAATAGTACCTTACTTAGAATCGCAAAAAGTTCTGAAAATATGGGGGAAAAACTTAGTAATGCTGGATCTACTGCACTTAAAGCAGGAGGATTCCTTGCAGGAATAGCTGGTCTTTTTCTTCTTTTTACAGATCCAGAAACCCTTGAAAAGATAATAACTAAAGTAGTTATAGCTGCTAACGATATTATTCAGGGAATTATAAAGCTTTTTCAAGGTGATTTTTCCGGAGCTTTAAAGAGTTTTGAAGGTCATGGATTAGCATTAACTGGGATATTTATTTCTATTGGTCTATTATTCGGAGGTAAAGTTATCGCAGCATTTAGTGCCTTATTAAAATTTACTAGAGGCTTAATGCTAGTTATGAGAGTATTCAGAGTGTTTATGATGGGACCCTTTATAGGAGGAATGACTGCAGCATTTTCTGGGATGATGGCAGCAATTACTCCAATTTTAGCAGCACTAGCACCAATATTATTACCTATTCTTGCAATAGCAGCCGCATTTGGTTTAGTACTTCTTGGATTAAATAAAATAAAAGAATCAATGGGATTCACTTCTATTTTTGATGTTGTTGAATATGGTTTGGCACATGTTAAAGATGGCCTTGCTCGATTTGGTAACTTTTTTATAAAGATTGCAAAGAAAATAGCTGACCTTGCTAGTGGTGTACTAGAAATGTTTGGATTTGAAGTCCCAGACTTCATCACTGATTTATCTAATGCTCAAATGTTATCAACTGATAACGCAGCCAAGAAAAAGGTTGAACTTAAGGAAAAAGCAGATCAAGCAGAGTTAGAAAAACAAAGAAAAGAACAAGAAGAAAGGAATTTAGTATCACCACGAAATACAGAAATCCCAGAAGTAAGTACTGGGATGAATATGGAGCAATTACAGAGTGAATCCTCTGCTATTAAATTAGATACTCAAAGAGATAAACCTATTAATAATGTTAATTCTGTAAGTGCTAATACAAACAACAATCAAAGCAATATACAAAACATCACATACAGTCCAATGTCACCCGCAGCTTACGCATTGGGTGACTTGGGTGGAAGATAATCCGATTAGCTTTCTTTGGCTAATTTAGCAAAATAGGACAAAGTATCATCTTCTTCAGCTGATTCAACTGAATCTCCTACACTATCCATATTTGTTGATTGAATTTCTGGGGCTTCCATAACAGCTGATGGTTCGGATTCAACATAATTTCCCGCAGAAACACCTAAGACTCTATTTAATTTAGTTTTAAGTTCGTCATAGGTTTTATAATTACCTGGTTCGATGAATTCTTTCAAACCATATAGATTACCATATAGTTCTTGGAGTCTTCCTTCATCTCCATCATATAGAGCTGATGGTGAGCTAAACTCTGATTTGTCATAGTTTACCCAACCTTCTACTTTTCTGATTTTGATTTTAAAGTCAGCACCTTCCCAGAAGTCAAAAGGATTTAATGGTTGTTCATCATCGAATACTGGTTGCATTGCTTCCATAATTTTATCGAAGATTTTTTTACCATATTGGTATAGGAATACCTTTCCTTCATTTTGTGGATTGTCTGGGTCAGAAATAACTAACACATTACTAATGTAATGAAGTCTTCTTTTTCTTTCCCTTGCAATAGCTTTATCCTCGTCTCTACCTGAATTCCAGAGAACACTGTTATGCTCTGATACTGGATCTTGTTGTCCAATAGAGGTTAAAGAGTTTTCTATGTACCATAGACCAGTTGGACCTTTGAACCCATGATCCCAATACCTTACCCATGGAAGATCTTCACCTTCTCTTGTAGGTAAGAAACGAATCACAGCGTAACCATTTCCTGCTTTATCTCTGGTAGGTTTCCAGAAACGTGTATCCTCATATGAGTCTTTAGATTCTGGTTTAGACGTGGAAACTGCTTCTGCAGCCTTTACGAGTTTATCGATAGATGAGCCTCGCATGCTCTTTAGATTTTCAAATGACATTTTTTTCTCCGTTGTATTTGACTGAATTATCCACTTTATACATAATAAAATTTAACATATATTATACCATATAATCATACGTTTGTAAACCTTTCCATAATAATTTTTTTCAGCTTATCATGGTCAAAGCTTACGAAAGGTGTATACTTAAGAATCTTTCTTTTTATATCAGGCCAAATAATTGTATCTGATATTTTGGAATCCTCCTTTTGTATAAACCCACATAATGAATTTAGAATGACTACAGTTTCTAAATGTATATCACCCTGCATCCACATTCTTATAATCTCCGGATGCTGATTATCCTCGGATATAAGATATTTATCGAAGTTACCATCGAGTTTAGATAGGTCATCTTTAAATGTTTTTGTTAAAGATTGTAAAACTCTTTGGTGCCTTCGGTAATTTAATTCTCCATCTTCATTGATCATATCTCCTACATAGGAAACACCTTCTTTAAAGTTAGAGACATAATAACCTATAACATCTTTCTCATAGTTCTTTGCAATCTTAGCAAAGAAATACTTATCTTTTCTTTTATAAAAGGATTGTGGAGAGATATTAGTTTTATAGTTATACTTTATTGCATCATAAGAATCACTTTCAAAGTGAAGCTTTAGTGCATTATATATTGTATAAGAATCGTATTCCCTCATAAAGGTAACTTACCGCCTTTCTTTCCCCGAATTAAATTTAAACTTAGAGCTTCTTCCTCTATTTTTTGTTTTAAAGAATCAGTTAAAAGTCTTTTCATAGCAGAATAGTCTAATCCCTTTTCTTCTAAAACCGAAACACAAGCATCTATATAATTAGATCCTTTATTTTTAGATACTAGGGTTTCTACTGCCATAGAAAACCTTTTCTTTGTAACTATTTTTTCTTCTATACTATCCGACATTAAAATGTCCTCATTAAAATACAGTCAGCATTAATGCGTCCTGTTGGTTTTGTTATCTTAGTTGTTAAACCATCCCAAATATTATCAATCTGTCTTTCTGTTTTATTTAATATCTGAGGTAGTATATCTTCAGGCTTACGTAATGTGCAAGACCTACTTTTTCCATCAAAGTTCTTAATCGTTGTTCCACTAACCTCGAAACCACTTACTGATGATGTCACATACTCTATAAGCTTTCTTTGTTTTACGTTATATACAAACAGTTTGTGTTTTCCTGGTATAAGTATAGGATTAATTGAAACAAGTTTTGAATCTATATCTTCTTTTAAATATTTTAGTTTCTCTACTTGTCTATCTGATGACTTTGGTTTCTTTAATCTTGGCGATCTTGTAGCTCTGAAAGCATCTCTTAATCTTTCTAAGTCTGAGTATACCGCTTCAAATTGTTTTAAAATCTTATTCTTATCCCCTTTAGAAATATGTGAATAAGCTTCTACACATTGATCATCGGTTCTTTCATATGCAGATTTAATAGATTCATACTCTTCATCTATCATAGACTTGAATATATTAATTGCGTTGCTTTTTAGACCGTGCATTTTAAATCTGTTGTAAGCTGAGAATTTTTTAGTGTAATCACCGTCGATCCAACCTTCTATGATTTCACTATCCCAATCTGCATAAATGGTTTCTAATACCTTTATTCGTGTTCTTTCTTGTGGACTAATAACTTTTACTTTTGATTTTTCAGCTTCAACCTTTTCTTTTTCTTTTAAAGCTATCTTATATGAATCTGAAATAAAATCTTTTATATTTTGAAGATCCTCTTCTTTATATTGCCAACCCCTCTCAAAGAGTTTAATCCTCTTGCCAACTGGTATAAAATGATAATCTCTAAGTCTCTTTAGAACTGAGATTTTCTTTTTGGTATACCCCATTTCTTTTTCTACAAAGCTTATTATAGATGGCATAAAGTCTTTATTCTTATAAAAATAACCATACCATCTAGCAGCCTTTGCCCAATTTGTATCAGTGAATTCAGAATCTGAACTGAAAATTGGTTCTGGACCCATGTACTTATCGTCTAAGCTTGGTCCTCTTTTATTTTTTCTAACTGCCATATTATTCTCTATTAGATCGGGCCCTTCAAGATATAAGGAGTAAATGTAAATTAATTAAACTCAAAGGACCCTTTTTAAAATTATTAACTATTTACCCTTTGTACAAAATTTTCTGCAGCGTCGTCTGCATAAAATTCGCTTTTTCCTGGAAAGAACTTTCTTCCGATTTCTTCTCCATTCTCTTTCATATTGATACCAAATGTACCATCAGGGGTTTTAAATACTGTTGCAAATCTATTGTTTAATTGATATGATGATCTCTCTTCAGATCTATCATAATCTCTTAATTCAATTAGCTCATCAATCTTTTTTTCTATATCATCAAGCTTGATCATTACATCATCAAAATTATACATCGTCGTCGTTCTCCATAAATAAATAATATATTGCGCCAATAGCAAGTGCTGCCATGACAGTGTAAATTAAAACTTCCATTAGTTTCTCCTCATTTTGCTGATATCTTCAGCTTCTTGTTTACTGATTACTGGTACTGCATTTGATTTATGCATTGTTGCAATACCTTTTACCAATGTCCCTGTATAGACTGGGGATTCTTTTTTTCTTGTATCAGCTTCTGGATAGTTGCCATTTTGCATGTAATCTTCCATAAT